GAAGCTGATTGCATGGGTTACGGTCCATCAAAAGGATTTCTGGGATCTTCTCGAAAGTGATAAGGTGTTCCGCGAGCATGTCGGAATCAGCATCAACACTTCCGGGCGCATGAGCGAGGGAATGATTGATGGCGAAAAAATGGAAATTATTGATCAAATTGTCGCGCCTCGAAGCGCGGACTGGGTTACGGAGGCTGGTGCGCGAGGCCGAGTTTTAAATCTTGTAGAATCTAATAGACTAAGAGAGGAAGGAAAAACTATGTTAAAAACTGTGACGTTACACGAAATGATAAACGAGCGCCCGGACCTCGTGAAAATTATCGAAGCAAGGGTGCGCGAAGATATGGAAAAAGAATATAAGATCCGGGAAACAAAGGCAATTCAAGAGGCTGTGAAGCCCCTTGAAACGAAGATCGCCGAATCGGATGCCCGTGAAGTTCAGGCCAAGGAAGCAGTGAAAGTGCGCGACCTTGTCGAAGCTTCAAAGCTCCCTGCTCGTTCCCGCGAACGTATGATCACTCGGCTTTGTGAGAAGTCATACGAAAGCATCACGAAATTGGAAGAAACGGTTAAGGCCGCTATTGAGGAAGAGTTAAAATACCTCAAAGAAGTCGGCGGTGTGAAGATTGGTGCCGGTGAAGACAACACCCGGAATGAAGAGGGTGCGGAAAAGATCACCGAAGGACTTGAAGCGCGCCTTGGGATTAAGAAAGAAGAAAAGAAGTAAGAAAAGATTTATTGATTCAAATTTTTGCAGCAAATAAAATCTTTCTTTGAAAGGATGGACAAATTATGCTTAATTTACGAAATCAATCAGGTCGGCGCATTGAAGTATTGCTTGATAAAGATGTGGCCTCCGGCTCGATTACTGAGAGTTACGGGGTCGTTGGCGTTCCAGTAGACCATGCTTTGAATGGTAATACTGTTACGTTTGTCGAATCCGGGCTTGTGAATTTGACTTATGACGGTCAAGGGACCATTGGCGTCGGTACGTATTTGTATTGGGACGTTAGCGCCGCGGCTTTGACTATCACTCCCGCTTGTGGAGATATTGAGGTCGGACAAGTTGAAATGGCTGATCCTGATGGTGGGGCGAATGTCTACACCGTTAGATTGCATGTCGGTTACCCGCGCGCGATTGCTGGCTGTGACCAGACCTCGCAAGCTGAATAAGATTTAAAAGATTCAAATCCAAGAAGCAAATAAGTGAAGCGAAAAAAATCTTGGAAGGAGTTTTATACTATGAAACCTATTATTAGACCCGATTCATTACTCGGGACGTATTTTGCAACATTGCAAGAAGCGGCTGCGCCATGTGACTTTCCTCAGCTTATGGCGAACGTGCAACACAAGCTTTTGATCGAAGCTTTCCGGGGGTTTCCCTCTCCGTGGGATCGTTATTGCTTGGTAACAAGCGTCAACGATTTCAAGTCTCATAAGAGGGCTTGGCTTTCCGAAGCGGAGGATCTTTTGCTGGTTGGGGATGGTGCGCCATACCGAACCACTCCGTTTAAGGATCGCGCGTATGACATCTCGGTTGAGACACGGGGCCGGTTGTTTGAATTGAAGCGTCACACGGTCATCAATGATGATCTGGATGCCTTCAAGAAAGTCCCTCAGAAGTTGGGACGCGCTGCGAAGCGGACAGTTGCAAAGCTTGTAATTCTGCAGCTAGAATCAAATGGTGCTGCGTATGACGGAAATGCGCTTTTCGGAACACGTGCGGGTCTTGCGAACCAGAGTTTTACGAATCTGACCGCGAATGCCGCCGGTATTGCAGCGCTTCAGGTTGGTTATTCTGCGATCGCTCGAGCGACTGATCCTGACGTCGGTGAGATTATGGGGCTTCAAGCGAAGTATTTGCTTACGTCTCCAAATCTTGCGGAAACAGCCCGATGGCTGACCCGTCAGACAACGATCGGCCGTGGAGCTACGGATGCACCTATCTCTAATCCGTTGCTTGATTCAGCGCTTGGTGATGGGCCTCTTGAGCCTCTCATTGAGCCAGTTATGGCGTCATTCCCTAATCGCTGGTACATGTTGGCGAAACCGGAAATGGCCCATGCGATCGAAATTGCTTTCCTTGATGGTAAGCGTGAGCCGGAAGTGTTTTTGAAAGCGTCGGATGCAGTTCGCATTGCTGGCGGTGGTCGTGACGATTACGGTTATGAATATGATGACATCAGCTACAAAATTCGGTGGGATTATGGCGTCAAGATCGCCTTCTATCAGCCCGCATTTAAGGGTGGAAATTAAAAGATTTTGTAAAGCTATCGAAACTCGGCAAGGCGGGGTTCGGGGACTATCTCCGGCCTCGCCTTGTTTTTTAAGGGGGCATCATGAGTTTTACATATAATCTCGGGAATAATATCGGGAAGACTCGGTTATGGATAGCCGATACGGATTCATCGCAATACGTCTTTGAAGACGAAGAAATTTCTTCCATCCTTTCTCAGAACGATAACGAGGTCAGGGCTGCAGCGGCCGGACTTCTTCTTATCCTCGCAAACAGCAAGGCGCTTCTCGCTAAAAAGAAACAGGCCGGCAAATACTCCGAAGACACAACTCAGATCGCAAGGGAATTACGCGCCCAGGCAAAAGCAATCCTAGAGGGTGGCGTTGTTCCATGGGAAGCCGTTGGGGAACAAACCTTCGGACCAGTTGACCGTCCTTTTGATGGAGCTGGTGAAAGAGAATTTATTGACCGTGAAGCATTGCGGGATGAACTTTAAAAACAGGAGGCATGACGATGCTACCAAAATTATCTGAAAACGACCTTTTGGCTTTCTGTGAACGGGCCGAAAAGGTAAAACTATTCGACTGGCTAATGATTGATGCCTGTCGGGTAGCTCTTTATTACCGATTCCTTTATTTGTTCTGTTACAGGATGTGCCCTTCCCTGATGGTGGAACTCGGGACTTGCGAGGGCGTTTCCTCAATGTGTATGGCGATGGGGAACCCAGGCGGGAAAGTCATTACGATCGACAACAACCCCAGTGCAATCCTCGAAAAATGCAGACGCTCAAATATTAAATATTTGACAGGCGATAGCGTTGCCTCACCGTTTGAACCGATTTCAAATATTGATCTGCTTTATATCGACACAAACCACAATGGCCGGGCGCTTCAAGAATTCAATCATTGGCGACCTCGATTGAATAAAAACGCATTGGTTTTATTCGATGACGTTTATTTGAATTATGATATGGAAAAGTTCTGGACGTCATTCAAGCCAGAAGGTCCGATAAAATGTGATTTGCCCCTCCATGGAAAATGCGGATTCGGGGCTTTGAAGTTTAACGATGCCGAGGAACCAAAGAAAGAGGTGTTGTGATCGATCGATGATAAAGAATGGAATCCAGACAAGCAGTATTATTTCTCAAAAACTGCGTTTGAAGTTGCCTGCTCCGAGCATTTCAGGACGATCGAAAGCGGTCTTGTTTCAAGTCAGATTAACCTAGAAAATAAACCTGTCGAATTATGGCAGTATATTTTAACGAAGGAGATTGCACAATGAAAATCCTACACGAGCTAAATCAGCTTGCAATGGGTGGCGCCGAGCGCGTTGTCCATGGCATCATAAAGAATGATCCGAATAACGAATACACCGTCTATTCATACAAGGATGGGCCAATGCGTAAGCCTCTCGAAGACGCTGGCGCAAAGGTGTTCGTTGACGATGGTAAGGCCACACACGACATCGAGGCCGATATTATCCACATACATACCGGCGGCAATCTTAGTCGGCTTGCTGATGCGGTCCGTGGCGAATATCTCACGATCGAGACAATTCATTCCCCAGTCGTGTCCGTTGTCCGGGACGATCATGTCTTCGCGCGCGTGGGCGTGAGCAATCAAGTCACGAAACAGAACAGGAAATGCCGGACCATCCACAACGGGATTGATGTCGAAAGGCTCTTGAGGTACCCGGAATGGACCGTGAAGCACGAAAGCTATCCATCCGAAGGCCATGCCCCTGTTATGATCGAGTCTGGATATGTGTCGTGTAAACAGCATCTTGGGATACCTGACGACGCTTTCGTTGTTGGGCGCGTTGGGCGCATAGGCCATGATAAATGCCTTGAGGCGTTCCTTGTGGCTTGTAAGAAGGCACAGGATAGCAATCTGATCAGAGATATGCATATCATCATAACCGGGGATGAAGCCGAATATTCAAAGGGCTATCTCTCCAAGGTCAAAATAATGGCCGCCAGTCTCCCGCTTTCGAACGTGCATTTTATCCCGGCTCTTGAAGAGGTCGGCTGGGTGTATGAGGCGTTAGACGTTTTCCTTTACCCTTCCCCGACGGAAGGTTTCGGGCTTGTGTATCTTGAGGCCATGACCTGCAAGATCCCGGTTATTACGTGGGAAAACCCTGTCACGAAGGAACTTCTTCTTGGCGCCGCTCAACTTACTCAACCGACGATATCTGCGCTGGCCGAGGCGATCATTTATTTATATATCCAGCCGGCTTTGAGGCACAATCTTGCGGTTACTGGACAGGAAACAGCCTTGAACTATTTCACGGCATCGATCATGTCTGATAAATACCAGAAATTATATGCCGAGCTTTTCCGGCAATTCTATCCAGAGAGGGCTAATCAAAATGAATCAACAGGACCATGATGACGAATATGCTTTGATCCTGAATCAGAGGGTAAAGATCGGACGCCGAGGTGGATTCTCAACGACCGCCATGGGGCAGAGGCGCGCATCAAGTGAAACCGAGGTTAATCCAAGCCTCGAGGTTTATCTTGATTTCAATCCGAAGGGTTATATTTGGCGAGCGCCCGGACAGATGACTAAGGTTGATTATTTTATGTTTGCGCTTTACACGGCCGACCTTCAGCCCGGGGATCTCGTTTATCCGATCTCGGGCATAAGCGGTCTTACGTTTGGGCGCATAATGGAAATCACGACGATTATGGATTTCGATGGAAACTCTCATCACGTAGAGGCGCTTGTGGAGCGTCAGGGATAAATGAGAAACACAGCCGAGCTAAAAGACAAATTTAAGGGGCAAGACATTTGGGTGGTTGGCTCCGGGGCTTCCGCAGTTTGGATCGAACCTGATTTCTTTAAGAACAAAATTGCCATAGGGATCAACCGAATCTATTACAGATTTGAATTGACCTATCTCATGTCCAAGCATACCGATTACATTAAAGCCGCAATCGAAGCGAAACAAACCGTCATCATGTCCAAGTACAAGGATGGTGACATCGAGAATGGCTTAAACGGTTCGGGCGCAGCTTATGTCTTCGGCCATAAAGGGGTAAGGCATGGCGATATAGAGAATAATTTCGATAAGAACCTTGAAGCCGTTGGACAAGACGATGATATCTTTGTCAGCTATTCGACGATCACAAGCGGGATCCATCTTGCCGCGTACATGGGAGCGAAAAATATAATCATGGTCGGTCACGACTGTGGCTATTTGGATGGTTGCGGATATGTTGATCGCGGGGCAATGGCGGCAGAAACATACCCTGAAAACCTTTTGAAGTTTCACGGCTCTAAAAAAGCATGTGATGATTATTACAAGAAATGGTTTCGAGATGTAGAAAAGCAAACCATTGCATTAAAGAAAAAGATCAAGCAGGTATACGGATGCGATATTTATTCTCTCAATCCGTTCATCAATCTCAACCTTGAAGGCCATAAATTCACAAAGGAGCCTCCCACATGATTCCCGAGAATTCCGAAATGCGATTCGAAGTAACAACCTTCTGCCAGTACAAATGCATTATCTGCATGAATGGGGAATTGTGCCGACCAAAGGAAACGATGTCCCTGAATCTCTTCAAATTTTTGCTTGATAAAATCCTTGCCGAAACATCGCAATATAAATCCCTTACGTTCGCGGGTCTTGGTGAATCATTGCTTGACGTATCTTTAGAGGAAAAGGTGAAGTACGCGCGCGCGAAAGGACTCGACCCTCTCTTGATTACGAATGGTGATAAATTGACTCCCGAGAAGTTCATCGAGCTTCAGGCCGCGGGGCTTCATTCCGTCCGGGTGAGTTTTCACGGACAGAACGCGGAAGACTACGCAAAGATGCATGGCGTTGATGGATCCCAATTCGCAAAGGTGAAGGGCTATCTCGATGCGATCTTTCCTCTTAGAAAGACGACAAAGGTACTGTTGACTCACGTCGCGGTCCCGGGCGTCAATGTTGCGAATGCTTGGGCTTGGAGGGCGCTATGGGAAGGCAAAGCCGATCTTGTGGAAGTGTGGCTTGTCCATAACTGGGGTGATCTATTTAAACACCGAAGGATTCAAGGGTCTCAAGAAAGAACCTGCGGCCGTGTTTTTGATGGGCCTCTGCAGGTTCAAGTCGATGGAACCGTGATTCTGTGCTGCTTTGATTATGATGGCAAACTCACAGTCGGTGATTTGAAAACACAAAATCTGGACGAGATATTTAGCTCGCCCGAATACCGTAGGATCGCAACGAGACACAAGACCGGAATGTTTGCCGGGGCGGGTCTGCTCTGTGAGAATTGCGACCAAAGGAATTGCAACAAAGAGGAAGCCTTGATATACAGTTCTGCGTATAAGGACGTCAAGGACCGCGTGAACAGAACTTCAACCGCTTATAATTCACTACAAAAGGGGAATCAAAAATGAAACTGATGCCTATTAAAGAAGGCTTAAAATATTCCATCATTATTGTAAATATGAACACGGCTGAATTGCTGACGCGATGCGTCCGGTCTATATTTAAACACACAAAAGATTTTGAGATTATCATTGTCGATAACGGTTCAACGGACGGAAGCGCTGGCTATGCTCAAAATATGACGACGATTCATCCGAACATGAAATGCATCCTGAACGAAAATAACCGGAACTTCGGACCGGCAAATAACCAGGGTGTTGAATTAGCCGAGGGGCGTCGAATCATCCTTCTGAATTCCGATACGATCGTCACCCCGGATTGGGCCAGTCGTCTTGATCGATGTATGGATAACGACGAAAAAATAGCTATGTGCGGACCTGTCACCAATAATTCGAACGGCCGGCAAGCGGTCGGGGATATCGTTAAGAATAATAAAGCTTCCCAAAAACTCGACCTTGATGGCGCCGCAATCCTTTGGGGGAACAATCACAGAGATGAATTTTATGAGACTGGCGTGCTTTATGGCTGGTGCATCATGGCTAACCGAAAATTCCTGAAAGACGAAGAGTATCTCTTTGACGAAGTTTTTTGTAATTCTTTTGAGGATAATGATATCTCCCTGCGCGCGAGACTCAAGGGATGGAAGCTTGCGATCGATCATTCGACGTTTGTATGGCATGACGGTCAACAGACATTCAAGCGCGGTGATTTGAAGATGTCGAAATACATGGAAAACGGGAAAGTGAATCAGGAGCGCTTTTACGAAAAATGGAAGCCCAAAGAAAAACAGAAATTAATTGCCGTATATCGAATTGCAAACTGTGAACAATATATCGAGCAAAGCTTGGCACGCACAAGCGAATTTGCGGACGAAATCATTTGTCTGTTTGCACGCTCTCAGGACCGCACGAAAGAGATTGCCTTGTCTTTTCCGAAAGTCACGCTATGGGAAGAGTGGACGGAGCCGGACCACCCATTCAACGAACAGGCCGAGCGGAACTGGTTACTTCAAAAGGCGATTGAACGCGAGGCTGATTGGGTGATAAGCGTGGACGGTGATGAGGTGTATGAGAAGAAGTTCGCGGAGATTGCCCCGTCCCTGATGCGTAATCCAAACCCGCAAATCTTTGCGTATTGGTGCAACTGGCGCACGATTTGGGAAGTTGATAAGGATGGAACGGAGAAGTTCCGGGCCGACAGCACCTTCGGGAAGTTCCAGAATTACCGATTCTTTAAGATATTGCCCGGGATGAAAATCAAGGAAAACCGGAATATCTATAACCATCATTGCGGAAGCTCTCCGATCATTGCACCTGAGAATATAAGCTGGCTCAATGTGGCGGTTAAACATTTAGGCTATGACACGCCGGAACAGAGGCAGAAGAAGTACGATTTTTACAGAGCCGCGGATCCTCACCCCGTGAAGGCCGATGTCGGAACGGAAGACTATCATCATTTGATCGATCGGAATGTTGTTCTTAAAACGTACAGGGAACCGAACCGCGTTTCTCTTGTCACGATTTGCAAGAATGAGGACCGGCACATATACGATATGCTGACTAATGTCGAGAGGGCCGTCGATGAATTTGTGATCGTAGATACTGGATCCACCGATCGCACGCTGGCCGAAATAAAACGCTTTGCCAAGTTGGTCTATAAGCCGGTTCGTGTATTTGAAAAGAAATTTGATTGCGATGAGAATGGGGATATCCTTAATTTCTCGCAGGCGCGGAACTGGGCGAAATCAAAGTGCCGATATGAATGGATTCTAAGCATGGATGCCGACGAACGATTCAAGTCTGCAGAGGTGTCTAATGTCTTCGGATTCATTCAGGAGGATGCCGACGCATGGCTTTTCAGCGTTGTGAATTATCTCGAAGCGCCGAGAGGACCGGCCCCGGAAGACAATCTCTTTTCTTTCTCTGAATCGATGCGGCTCTATCGTAACATCGACGAGCATTTCTATTCGGGTTTGATCCATGAGAGCCTCGAGGATTCAATATCCTCACGTGTGAAAAACGGACAAGCGACCGTGATTCATTCCCCGGTCAAGATTTACCATCTTGGCTATCTCAAAGAGAAGGACGGCATTCGCTCAAAGGTGGACAGGTATCATCGGATGAGCCAAAAGCAGTTTGAAATTTCAGGGAATGCCGATCCTCGCGCGCCGTTCAATATGTCCCTGCATTATCTCAATGACGGAGATCCTGTAAAGGCCGAGGAAATGATGGAGCTTTGCCTTAAACTTGATCCTACGTTTTGGAGGGCGCACCAGAATATCGCGTGGCGGCATTTGAGTATCGCCAAAAAACATTTGAATATATGCGCTGGGCAAATGCCGAAGATATTAAAAGAGCGAAATGGGAGCGTCGCGCACGTGAAAGGCGTTCTGGACAAGTTCGACTTTGATATTAAAAAGGTGTGCTAATGGCTGGAATTACCGATCGAAGCGCGAAGGTTGTCGCGCAAAACATCGTGAGGTTCACAAAGGGTTTTCTCCGTGAAGTCAATAAGGATATGGAGAAAGTCAGGAAGTTGCTCGATGACAGGGTGGAGGCTAATATTTCCCTGTCAGATCATAGCCTGAAACAACTTGCAGATATGGGCCATCCTTACGCGACTCGATCCCCGCAGCATATTCATGATCCTGAATATCAAGTTCATTCGCAATCAGGCGTTATGCTGGCCGGGAAGTTTTCCGGGACTGAGCGGGTAAGCATCCGAAGCGGGAAGCTGGTGGCTTCAGCATTTGTCGGGATTGAAGGCGTGGCTCACGCGGTTCATGTTATATTCGGGACTTCTCGAATGATCCCTCGTGATTTCCTTGATGGATCTCTCCAAGAAGAAGCGGGAGAAGCCAGAAAGTTATTGGGAAGATCACTTAAAAACGTAGTCGTCAATTTCAACGGGAAGAAGGTTAAGCTATAATGGCAAGCACGCGCGCGAGAGTGGTAGAAAAAATCATCGCATTATTGAAGGCCGAAAGCCGGATCTTGGAATATACAGGGCAGAGGATTTACGGATCTCATGTCTCAACGATTCAGGATATTGTATATCCGGCGATAAGCATTCATATCATGCCCGGACCCGGCCGCAAGACTTCGGAGGCTTTCCAGGATGAAATCATATTGCAGATTGAGCCATGGATGCCAGCCGTCGGTGGCGTTGAATATTCAGCCTATACTTGGGACGATGTGATGGGTGTTTACGCATCCATTGTCGATACGCTTCATAGAAATAAGTTCTGGGACGATACAATAGGCATAAAGGGATTCGAAATGACGCAGATTTCAAAGGGACCACAGATAACGGATCCAAATGGAATTATGCATTTCCCGAGCCGGTGGAGGATAAACGCAACCATATGAGCGACGAAACTAAATTGCTAGAAAGCCCAACCGTCAAGAAGTTGCTATGTGGAAGGTGCGGGAATCATATTGCGGTCGTTGACATTCAAAATCGATGGGTGCATGTTAAGGCTCGGAAAGTTTCAGTTTCGGCTTGTATTCGAGGTGGTTGTGCTAAGGTAAAATGCCTCAAATGCAAGATCATTAATCTTTTTATCGATCCAGATTGTGAAAAGGAAAAACCAGCATACGCTAAAAAATTGAGGTCTGAGCGGGGTATTTGCGAACCCGAATTGCGGCCATGGTTCATAAAATTGAATAGCAAAGACAAAGGAGAAACTTAATTATGGGACGCAATAAACCTTCAGGGGACGCAGCACAGATTTCAATGGGGCCGGGTATAATTTTTCTCGGGCCAGTCGGGGCCACCCCCTCCGTAGATGTTGGTTATGTCACGGGCGATGCTACGCTATCGGTCATCCGGGAAAGAACTGATATTCGCGCTGGAAGCCCTCAGAATTTGATAGAGGCTCTTGCGAGCCAAGAAGATGTTTCGATCGAATTCACAGGGATCGAATGGGATATGGACGCTCTGGCGAAAGCTTTGGGCGATGGAACGACCGCTGTATCTGGCGCCGATGAAACATTGAAAGTTGGCGGGGCGCCTGATTTCAATAAATATGCTTTGCGGTTTCAGCATATTATGGCGGATGGTGGTACTTTAACAGCTGATATGTGGAAAGTAATACCGGCCGGTGAGGTGGCTATCGCTTTGAATTTGGATTCGCCCCACGAAATGCCTATGAAGTTCGACGCGATGTACCCTGGCGCGACAGATTGGGGCGCTGCTGCTTTGTCGGCAGGAGAAGAACTTGTGAAATTGAGTAGAATCAAACCGTAACACATCATCAAAAAGGAGATTGCTTTATGACAGAGGCGGAAAAACAGATGCATGTTTTGGAAGGCGAACCAATCACGATAACGCTTTTCGGAAAGCCAAAAGAGGTTAGGCGGTTATCTATTGCCGGTCAGAGGCGCGCTGTAAGAGTCCTTACGGCCGATGCGAAAGATGGCATCGCTGACGAGGACGCCGGAGATTTTTTGATCGATAAAATGTTTTCGATCGTTTCTCTTGCGACAGAAATTTCGGAGGACGAGCTAAATGAAAAATCGAGTCTCGTCGAGATTATGGCTGCTTTCGAAGCCGTCTATAATCAAAACGAAATCCGTTTTTTATTGCAAACAATGGTCCGAGTAACCCAGGGAGCAAGCGCCGGAAAGTAGTCAAGAAGCAAGGGGATATTATCACGATCCCCGAAATGATTATTTCCGTCAGTTCTGCTATGGGGCAAAGCCCCGATTGGGTCATTGGTAATTTAACGATGCGGCAACTGGGTTTTTATTTCGAGCGAACAATGAAAGAGAGAACAGGATTCCTCGAATATCATGCATCGGTTATTTGGGCGATGGCAAATGGTAAGTTCAGGAAAAATAAAACGATAACCGCTGAAGATGCGGTATCGAAGGGACTTATTAAGGAGGAAAACTAAATGGCGAACGCTGGCGGATTAGGCCGATTAGTCGTTTCGGTCGGGACCGATGTAAAGGAACTAAAAGCAGGCATGGCCCAAGTCAATAGCCAGCTTGCGATCGTCAAGAAAAAGAACGTCCAGACGGCTGCTACTGTCGGGGACGTTTGGGTTAATGCTGCCGCAAAAGTTTTTGTATTTACTCAAGCCCTCCGAGGCATACAAACAGCCTTCAACGCAACTTTAGGCGTCGCGGTCAAATTTGAATCGGCTTTCGCCGGTGTCCGAAAAACGGTCGATGCTACCGAAAAAGAATTTGGCAAAATATCCGATGGCCTCCGAAAAATGTCTGTCGAAATGGGTGTGTCTGCGGCCAGTCTCGCGAAGGTAACGGAGATCGCCGGGCAGCTTGGGATCCGCGGCTCTGGAAATTTACTTAAATTCACGCGAGTCGTCCAGATGCTTGCCGAAACGACGAACCTCTCCGCAGAAGAAGCGTCTTTTTCCCTTGCCCGTTTGATTAAACTATCCGGCGATTCCATTGATAATATCGATCGTGTTGGCTCTGTGGTTACTGATTTAGGGAATACTTTTGAGACAACGGAGCGAGAGATCGTAAAGATGGCGACACGTATTGCGGGGGTTGGTAATATTGCAGGATTAACGTCTGCGGAAATACTCGGGATATCGACCGCGTTCACAGCTGCCGGAATAAAAGCTGAACTAGGGGGAACTGCCATACAAAAGGTGCTTCTCGAGTTGATACAGCGAGGTAAAAAGGGCCGGAAAGAATTTGTGAAATTCCTGAATGGCATTGCCGACGCCGGGGATGACGCTGGAGCAAGACTCGACGAACTTGGGTTTTCGAGTGAGCGATTAAAAACTGCTTTTATTTCCGTTGCCGTATCCGGTGGGTCGCTTGAAGGCGCATTAAAGAGAGCCGATGAAGCTTACGAAGAAAACACAGCGCTTACAGAAGAATTCGCAAAACGCATGGCAACCACAGAAAAGCAATTCGATCGAAACCGAGTTGCTTTGGAGAATTTGCGCCTCGAAATGTTTCAAAATCTTCTGCCGACAGTTACAGCCCTATCAGAAGGATTCACTAAATTCCTTGAAATATTAACAGCGATCGAAGAAAAGACTGGGGCCATATCAGCTTTCGCCGGTGGTGGATTTACTGGCGGCGGTGCTATGCTCGGGCAAGATCAAGAGGGCGCCGGGATTGGTGGGCTTATGGCTGGCCCCGCAGGAATTGGTGGTGGGTTGGGGGCAGGCAAGGAAGGTGGAGAAGGTGGAGGATTGAGCGATGTCGCAGCGGAGGGTGGCGGGGCAGATCTAGGTGGTGGGGGTGGTGGTAAAGATACAGCCGAAGAATTAAAGCGTATCAAGGACGCTTTAAAAACAGCAGAAAAGGCTCTAGGCGTTTTCGATACAACTTTCAATAAATCGCAAAAGGATCTCGGTAAATTATGGGGCACGACGATTGACGGAATGGTAACCAGTTTCGCGGGTGGATTTTCGTCAATGATAATAGACGGCAAAAAGTTTTCTGATTCTATGAAGGAAGGCTTCCAGTCAATGGCAAAAAGTTTTATCACGGCGGTATTATCGATGATAATCAAATGGATCGCTTTCATTGCCGCGGTTATGGCGACTGCGCTCGTACTTGCTTTCTTTGGTGTTCCGATTGGGTCCACATTTAAAACAGCTTTCAA